GAACGATATCGCAAACATCCTTACCTCGATCGGTATCGATAGGCGCACTGAGGTATATGCTGACTCGGCAGAGCCTAAGTCAATCGAGGAACTATATCGCAGGGGCTACAATGTAAAGCCCACGACTAAGGGGCCGGATTCGGTGAACGCAGGAATCGATATAATGAAACGCTACAAGCTATTCATCACTCCCCGGAGCATCAATCTGGAGAAGGAGATGCGTAACTACAAATGGACAGAGGATAAGAACGGCAACCTACTTAATAAGCCAATCGATGCTTTTAACCACGCAATCGATGCTGCGAGGTATGCTATTTTCAGCAAGAAAAATAACCCTAACTTTGGCAGATACTCTGTAAGATGATATACGTAGCAGGACAACCGGGTGGAGTTTACTACCACCGCCTCCAGATACCATACGAGGACTTGCTTATGCGAGGCTACTTGGTAAAGTTTGGAACCATCCAAGAACTCGATAAGTATAAGGGTGCAATCACGCACCTCGTTGTCAACCGAGGGCTGAGTACCACGAATCACAAGGCGTTCCGGTATATGCTGGATCAGAACAATATCAAACTGATAATTGACTTAGATGACTGGTGGATGCTACCAAGGCATCACGCTAACCATAGCAATCAGAAAACGCAGGACATCCTAATGACTATTAAAATAGCGGATGAAGTCCATACGACTAACGAATTCCTTGCGAGCAAGATCCAAAAAGAAAACCCTTACATCCCTATCTGGGTTCTACCGAATGCGATAGACCCTCGCAGATCCCAATGGGAGAACATAGAAAAGGTAGAGGGCTTCAACGTAGGATATATGGGCGCCTTGCATCACGATGATGACTTGGCGTATAACCGCATCAATTTAGAGGGGCTGAATGCTTATACCATTGAGTACTATAAAGAGTCGCTAAGGGCTTCTAATGCGTTTGAGAGGGCTGACTACTCCGACTATGGTAAACTATATAAGAACATCCACGTCAGTATCGCCCCACTTTCACCAAGCACCTTTAACAAATGCAAGTCAAACCTTAAGGCTATCGAGGCTGGGTTTACTAAGACGTGCATAATAGCGCAGGATATGCACCCTTATACTCCGTTTCTGAATAAGAGCAATGCAATCCTATGCAAAGGGCCGGGGCATTGGGAAGAGGAATTGCGGAACCTCGACCCTCAAAGATGCGCTGACCTTGCGGAAAGGCTCTATGAGGATGTACAATTCTACCACATTACCAATATCAACGACACACGCCAGCAATGCTTCGCACAATAAAAGTACCCACGATCTGGGCTGACCTCAGCCTAAAGGACTTCCAGAGGTTTATGGGGGCTAACCCCACGGATGAAACGGCTGAGGACTTAGCTCTATCGATATTCTGTGGCATCGATAAGGATGAGCAGGACTCGTTCCCGGTAAAAGAGCTGGAGGATATCAAGACAATAATCGCTGGGGTATTCACGGAGAACCCACCCTTACATCGCTTCGTGCATATCAATGGCGTAAAGTATGGATTCCACCCTAAGCTGGAGGACATATCGCTCGGGGAGTTCGTGGATCTTGAAGAGTATATGAAGGAGCCTATCAAGAATGCTCAGAAGTGGATGGGGGTGCTATACCGCCCCGTGATTAAGGAGGCATACGGAAGGCACGAGATAGAAAAATACCATCCGGATAAGCACGATGGATCAGCATTTGAGGCCATCACGATGGACGTAGTGCAGGGTGCGCTGCTTTTTTTTTATCGTTTAGAACTCGGACTGCAGATGTCTTCGCTGACTTATTTGAAGCAAGTGGCGAAACAAGGGAAATCCTCGACTCCCGAACTGCCTTCGGTAAACGATGGGGATGGTATGCAATCCTCCATCAACTTGCTGCAGGATCTCTACAAAACCTTGACCAGATAACGGAGCTACCGCTTTACCAATGTTTGATGTGGGTAACGTACGAGGCTGACAAGTCACGCCTTGAGGCGCAGGTGGCTCGGCAGAATACCCGATAAAGGGTTCTTTATTTATGAAGTACGGATACTATCAAATCTGCGAGGCTTTGCAATCAGCAGCCGACAATTCCTCCTATGTGAACTCCGTAACGTGGGGCAACATCTTTGATGTCGATATGCGGAAGATGACCCTCTTCCCTTTGTGCCATATCCTTACTGGAACGGCTGAGGTACTGGAGCGAACGGTGATCTATTCAATCGATGTTCTGGTAATGGATGCGATGGACTATTCCAAGCAAGATCCGAATGTCGTACCCTATTCCTTTGAGGGGGTAGCGCAGAAGCAAGACATATACCATAGGAGCCTATTCTCGATGCAGGAGATGATCGCAAGCCTCCGCAGGGGTGATCTATACACGGATGGATTTAGGCTCGTTAACGACCCTCTATGCGAGCCCTTCGATGAGGACTTCGAGTCCACCGTGTGCGGATGGAAGGCAACGCTCCAGATAGAGACTCCGAACCCGACTATTATCTGCTAATGGCTTCCGGTAATCCAGATCTAAAGAAAGCGGAGAACACCCGGCTGGCTCTTGATAAGTTCGGGAAGTATCTGGTTGCGGAAAGCCGTAAGAATCTCACCCGTAAAAAAAAGAATGTAACAAATACGTTATACAACTCCCTCGACTATGAAATCACCACGGGGCCGAATAGCCTCGAGTTCGACTTCTTAATGGCTGAGTATGGCGAATGGGTGGATAAGGGTAGAAAAAAGGGCAAGATGCCACCCTTTGGGCCCATCTATGCGTGGGCTGCACGTAGGCGGTTGCAGTTTAAGGATGGCAAGGGGAAGTTCCTAAGCTATGCAGATACGGCTCGGCTCGTAATGATTAAGATCAAAGCCAAGGGAATCGAGCCCTCTGACTTTTACACGAGGCCTTTTAACTTGGGCTTCGCCAAACTGCCAAACGAGATAGTCGAAGCGTATGGCATTGACGTTGAGAACTTTATCGAGTTCACCATAAAGAAATTGAATCTAAAATATAAGTAATGGCAATCACTATAACGCAGCAGGCACCGACTCGCTCCTTCGCTGGCAGCCCTATGGTCTATTCTGTGAGCAGTAACAATTCCGGTAACGCAGGATTCAAGTACGTTGCGGATGTATTTATCTGGTTTGGAGCAAGCAGTTCCGTTCCGGGATCCTATGTCTATCGCCTTATCAAACCGAAGGAAAGCATCAGCAATCTATACGGATACTTTGATATCAGCAATATCGTAAGCTCGTACCTATCGCAGACCAATATCGACCACGCTGCTGGAACGGCTACGGATAACGATCAGACCGTATGCAATGTACAGATCAAGTTTCGGGAGTACACCACCGCAGGAGGCATCGCTTCAGTTACTGCCACATCCAACACGATAAACGCTTACGATGGCTATACGGAGTTCGTGGATGGGGTAAATGCTACGACCACCACGGGAGTAATGACAAGCGGAAGCAGCATCCAATATATCCAACTCGACCAAGCCCTTACGATAGGGGTAGTGCCTGCTCTGGTAAATGGGATGCGGGTAGATTATAGCGATGGACAATCTGCTATGATTGACATAGCGGACTTCGGTGCGGTGGATTCGGTAAACTCTACCAATAAACTATTTTACCTTCCTGCTGGCGTTGCTAACCTTAACGATTCAGTAATCGATCCCAAGCCCCAAGATGTAGCAGACCTCTTATACTACGACTTATCCCTTGGAGTATTCCAGAGTGTGGCGTATAGCCGGAGGGTAGAGACCGATGGTGGAGTATGCGAGGCATTGGCTTGTCTGGAGGCTGCGCTGCAGGAACTCGGAGAGGATGACGCTGCATACACCACTCGCTTCACCCCGGAGTGCGAGGTAACGTATGACCCGATCACAATCGCTTACCAGAATAAGTACGGAGCGTGGGACTATATCGTGGCATTTAAGAAATCAACAAACTCTACATCCACCAGCAAGGAGCAGTATGAGACCAACGTAGGCACGATCGGTTCGAGTACCTTTACCTACA